AAGGAAGCACAGAGCCAGTTGATGATGGAACGCTTGGTACTTTTGGCATCGCTCCTTTAACAAGAGAAGGCAATTGTTTTTGCACTTCACTTATTATGGATTCTGTAATCTTGCCACGTTGAAAGTAAGCAAACGTACCACCACCTACTGCTACTACAAGAGCAGCAGTATTTATATAGGTGAGGATCTTAAGCATCGGCAACGCCAGCTTCTTTATCTATATCATTCAAAACAATTGCATTGATTTCTTGAATCCTTTTGTTTAAAGGGTCAACGCTGGCTTGGGTTGTAGCTGGTAATTCTCCTAATAATTCTTTAACTTGTTGATTGTAATTAGCAACAATTTCCTCAACTTGTTTTACTAAACCTGCTTTTTCTTGTGCAAGAGCAATACGATCAGCCATAAAAATAATACATTGCTATCAAATTATATAACAACTGTCTATCCCTGACCTTATCGGCTAACACTAACTATGAATACCTATATCCATATAAAGTTGCCCTACCATAAGCCAAGTTGGTACTGTCTTGAGTATTAAATATTTTTACTCCACTAATAAAATCAGTATTAGTCAACGCTGAACACTCCAGAAATTCATCCCAAGAAACCAAACCACCTCCCATAAAATTACCTCTCATCATTATTTTCCCTACACCTGAGGAAGCATTAGGTCTGTCATGCCACATTATTTCGCCATCCCAAAAATTTCTATCTTCATGCTTTATAAATCGCCACTCAGCATTACTTCCATTATCTCTGGTTCCTGAAGTTCCATAACGAGTGTACCAACTATAAGTCCCATTAGTTGATAGTAAATTACCGCTTCCGTTATATATTTGAAGACCTAATTTCTTAGATCCATTTCCAACAAACTGTAATTGAGAAAATATTAATTGGTATCTCAGATATGTTCCAGTTGTAAGGCCAGTAAATGAAAAATGATTTGCTCCGTAATTAGAACCTAACTCAATAGACCCCAGAATTTCGATTGGTACAGAAACAGTTGATATAGGTTGCTGATCATTAACAAGTAACTTGGTAGCTGATACTGCTGTACCTGCAAATACTTTTACAGTATCTTCAGTTAAACCTAATGATCCATCACCTTGAACAAAATATTTTTGACCTGCTGTTAATGAAGATTGGTTTTCATCTAAAGAACCAGAAATATTTATTGTTGCTGTAGCTGCATTAGAGTAAGAAGCTTTAGACGTTCCAATGTAATTTTCACTTGTGACATTAGTTGATGAATTTTGAACTTTAGTTGCTTTTGCATATCCTTTATCGTCACTTTGTCTTCTATAAAGAAATATATGGTGTGTAAGACCTGGAGCCCAGAAATGTTCACCCTCATATTCAGTGACATCCATAGTGTCCCAACCTTTAATAGCATTTGTATTTATTGGATTATTAAAAGCAACACTTATAGATGTGCTTGATAGTATTTGTAGTTTTGCGGCATAAGGATAAGAACCTGAATTGCCTTTTCCATAATAAAGATATATATGTTTTGTTAGTGAGTCGTAGGCTAAACTTCCGTAAGTAACAGCACTACTGCTACTATCAAAACCAATTTCTGAACTTTTACTTATAGTGTTACCAGAAATGGTAAGCACTTTCATTTTTACACCTGCAGTCCTTGTGTACATTGATATAAACATATTTTTATCTGGGTTATATGCCAACAGTCCACTTCGGTCATTTTGTAAAGCAGTGTTTGATATATTTCCATGAGATGATGCACTTGGCGTTGTACCACTAACGCTTACTCCTATTGCTTTTAAATAATCAGTACCATCAAGTTGATATTGGACTATAAAAGAACTCGTAGCATCAGCCGCAACTAAGAATGAATTTTTGGGGTTATCAGAACCCAGTGTTACTTCACTTCCTGCAGAAATGCTGCTACCACTACCTGTTAAAACTTGGCCTTTAATAGAACTACTTTCTTTATAAGCTATTAAAAACTTATTAATACCAGTGTTATAAGCAACGGACATCATCTGTTTTGTCCCTGAACCTCCAATAGAAGTATTTTCAGATCCAAAAGTAAGTGTGCTACCTCCGTCAGAACTATGAATATATTTAGCTCTGAAGAGGGAACTATTTGATTGATCAATCCATACACATAAAACTTTTTTTAGATCAGGGTCATAACAAACATTGAACTGGGTGTGATTATTAGTTCCGCCAACGGTATATTCAGCCCCAAAAGTTAAGGCTCCACCACTCGAAACAGTTACGGCTCTAGCCCTAATGTATCGGTTACTATTACTTATATATTGATGGTACACAACTACAAAATAATCGCTATCAGGTACATGTATGATCCTCATCCCTCTAACCGTATTTGAATCTATAAATTTATTTTCATCACCATCAGTATTTAAAGTTATTTCTGTAATAGCTTGAGCAATCTTAGAAACTGTTCCATCACTATTAACAATCACTGGATCACCAGCAGTTAACGCACCAGAGGCAGTAGCCGTGATCGTTCCACCAGAAGCAGGAAGGTTGGTTAGGTTTGAGCCATCACCGTGAATCTGATTGACGTAAACATTTTTACTAGATAACGCACCACCAGACCCTACGTTGTTTTGATGAATGACTCTGTATTTATTAGCCCCCATTGACCAACCACCAACGGCTAGGTCATTAGCATCAGCATCTAATCCAAAGTAAAAAGCAAAATCCGATCCAGAGTGGAACGCCATGAAAGCGTCATTACCTGAACCTTGGTTATAAACTTCTATACTTCCTTGACTGCTTGCAGAAGTAGCTATGTCATCCCAGTTGTTAGTGTTATTTGAATGAAAAGCTACTCTTGCAGCAACACTATTGTTTAAATCGTTTCTTACAAAACTAGAAGCTTGAAGAGTGTCTAATGTATCTGCGTCAAGTCCACTACCACCACCATCATTTCCAGAGTGCCAAACGGTGTAACTATCCCAAGTAAGAGTACTTGCAAGTTTTAATGATTTACCTGTTTCCTGATTATCTATTTCAAGAAAACCACCAGAGTTCCACTGTATATAAGCTTTATCTGTAGTTCCTTCTCTCCATCTTATGTAAGGATCATTTGAACCTTGAAGAACGATTTTTGCATTATTACTACCACTTATATTTAATGGATAACCTGAACTACTTGTAAGAGTTAAAACGCCTGTCGCTGTATCATCAGCATCAGATCTTAAGAAGCTTCCGCTATCAATAGAATCAAGAGTTGTTGCGTTGACGTTGGTTAAGTTTGCACCAGATCCGCTAAATGATGTAGCCGTTACCGTTCCAGCAAACGTGGCGTTTTGTGAGCTATCTAAAGTTAGGGCTAGTGCTGCACCTGAAGCTAATTTAAGAGCATCAGCACTATGGTCATATTGGACATATCCAGCATATTCAGCCGCCCCACTCGTCCCATCAGAAAACCAAATATTACCGTTTGACGAACTATCGTTTCTTATAGTTATGCCACCATGACCAGAAGCAGTATTAATTGTTAATTCATCAGCACCAGCAGAACCTGCCGTAGTCGTTCCTATAAGTAGCCTTCCCGAATCATCAATCCGCATCCGTTCTTGAGGGCCATTGTTATCCGTAGTAGTGCGAAATATTAAATCAGAATCACCACCTGCAACACCAAGAGAAGCAATTTCTGATCTAGAGTAACCAGTACCAGAGGACGAATGTAAAGACCTTAAAACAAGTTTCGCTTCACCTGTTGTAGTAGATGCCTCGCCAGCACTAATTTCAATAGCCGTAGATGCACCAGTGGAAGATACATCTAATAACTCCGTAGGATTTACTGTGCCTATACCTACCTTGCCATCAGTAGCAATGGTTACTCGATCTGTTATTGATCCACCTGATTCTGTCGTTCTAAATGCAATGTAGCCATCATCTTTATTTGTCGTATCAGAACCCGATTTAGTAACTATTTCAGCAACTCTGTTTCCATTCCAAAGACCTTGAAACGCTGCAAGGAATGTATTCGCTGCAGTTCTATTAGCATCTCCTATTATTGATGGATAAGTACTATCAGTTGCTTTTAATAAAATTCCATCACCACTAGCTCCTGATGTATCTATGTGTAATTTTGCAGTTGGATCAACGCCTATACCTACGTTTCCTGCAAAAGTGGTATTTCCCGCAGAAGAAATCGTTAATCTTGTTGCACTAGCTTTTGAATCTCTTAAAATTAACGAGCAATCATTACCAGCATCATTCAATAACTTAAAATCATATTGACCATTAGCTGTTCCTTCACGTTTAAAACTTGCAACAACACCTGTTGAACTTGAAGTAACAGTACCTGTGACGTTTAAACCAGTAAGCGTTCCAACAGATGTCAATGAACTTGCTGTTACTCCACTAGCTAATGTTGCTCCAGTTAATGTTCCAGCAGCCGCAGTAATAGTTATTGGTGCAGAACCGTTAAAATTAACTCCGTTAATAGCTCTTGCTGTTGCTAAAACCGTTGCTGTTGCAGCATTTCCAGTACATGAACTTGAAGAGCCAGAAACATTTCCAGTTACATTTCCAGTTAGGTTTGCGACAAACGCACTCGCTGACTTATCCCATAACCCATTACTACTATCCCCCGTAAAAATAACGTCTCCTGTGAACGTGCCACCAGCGAGAGGCATTTTAGTGTTATCAGTTGCACTATCAGTTCCCCATTCCAAAGTTGTAGGTGTTGACGCATTAGCTTTAAGAACCTGACCAGCAGTAGGAGCAACAGCAGGAAGAGTAAGAGTTATATCTCCTGTTTGTGCTTGTGCTTTTAAGCCTGTGTAATTAGCTCCGTCACCATCTGCTTCGCTAAATCTAATTTCTTTTGCATTATCAATAATGACATTGCCTGTAAATGTAGCTCCAGTGGTTTGAGCAGCATTAGCAGCATTTGTATTTGCTGTTGTCGCAAGATCAAAGGCAGTTTTAACAGAGTTAGGAGTAGCTGCTGTGCTTGTGCTAGTACTATTTGTTGCGTCTGTTAATTGAAGAACACCAACGGCACTTGTCGTTCCAGTAGCAATCTTTGATCCTGTAATTGCAGCCGATCCAGAAATATCACCGTCAACAATTACGCCA